AGCAGCGCCCTGATCGAACGTACCGCCCAGAACGTCCTGGTCGATAGCGATCTTCATCTGCATGGCTGCGTCGTTAGTGAACACATCCATCAGCTTGGGCTTGGCTTGCAGTTCGAGAACGTTGTTTACGTTCACGCCGAAATACTTACCCTTGTTGATCGTGAGGCTGATCGTCGAAGGAGCAGGAATTTCATAAGCCAGGTTCTGACCGATGCTGTAGTTGTTGATGGTGATCGTCGGGATCGTGTTGATGATCACGGTATCGCCCATACCGGTGATGTCGCCTTGCCAATCGGTGTTAGCGATTTCACCAAATACAGTAGCGGCGTAGAACTTCTGCGCCAGTTTGCCGGACCAGAGGGCCGGAATAAACGTACCCGAGTATGCGGTACCTGCGTACGTTTGGGCTCCCGAGGGGGAGTTAAATGTTGCGTTGCCACCTACGGTATTAATTGGGTAGGTTGCGCCTGCGGTAATGGTAGACATGCTATTTCCTTTCTAAAGAATAAAAACTACCAGGGTTATAGCCACTACCATCACCGGTTAAATCATTATCTGACTCTTCCTTGCGAGACAGCGGCCACAATTTCTTTTTCCATACGAACCGCCTCTTCTTGGTCGATGTAGCCTCGTCGCCAATCATTGTAAAACTGCTCAATCTCTACTTGCGTATAGATGCGCTGGTTCACATCATTGGTAGCCGGGGGCGTCGATGCACGAGAGCGGGTCGGCGCTACTTGACGCTGAAGTTCTTGTTTCGGAGTTGCTTGTGGTTGCTGTTGCTGTTTAGGAGTAACAAGATCGCGGTAGGTATTAAAAATTGTAGCAACGCGATCAGAATCGAACGCCTCGTACGCATTGTTTAAACCTACTTGACGGGGCAACCCATAAACTGGGTCAACCTGGGCTAACCACTCCAAAAACCCCGAATCGGTATTTAACTGCTCCCAATCTGGTGCTTTTGAGGTCAGCGCCATCAGGAAACGATCCTTATCGGATACAACCTGACGCTCTGTTACATTCCCAAGCTGCGCTTTCAACTGCTTAATTTCATCCAATAGTTGCGATTCACGCTGTTGCAAAGTGGATACTTGCGACTTTGTAGCACGCTCAATTAAATCAATTAAGTCCGAACCAAACGCTTCTTTGTCATGTTCAGTGATTAGAGACTCTACAGAGGGGGGCGGGTTAGTTAGTTTTGCTTCAACCGTAGCTTTGTCTGCTACAAGCTGCTGAATCTGCGTTTTCATCTCGCGCAGTTCTGCGTGCAATCTAGGTACTTCCGCGTCATACATACCTTTAAGCGTGTGGTATTTATTTTCCCATTTGCTTTCCGGTATTTCCTTTGTAGGCTCCTGTGAAACGGGTTGCTGAGGTGGTTCAACAATAGGCGGATCGGGTGGTAGTTGGTTTGTTGGTTCAGTCTCCGAAAAATTATCAGGGTTTTCCTGGATTTCCTCGGTCTTATCACCACTTATGTGGGCTACTAACGCGTCTGCTTCTTCAACTTTTTGTTGAATTGCCTTGGGCAATGCCATTTCTATCTCCTTCGCTCCGACTCTCACTTCGCGCTCCGCCTGAACGGTCTGCGCTACGCGATAACGGTCTGCTACACGGTTAAATTAAAGTGGTGGGCTCCGACTTAACGGTCTGCCTACCTTCGTAACTTCTCGATCAGTTCACCTGATCGTCCTACTAGATCAAGAAACTCCTTGATCACACCAACTTCACCTTGAAGCCGGTAAATTTGGGTTGGTTCGCTTGCCACCGCCATTTTTTCAAGACTATCTGCTTTGCAGTTCCCTAAATACTCTAGCAATGGGGCAAACTCTTCTGACCTTAACAGCGTCAGACTGCGGGCGACCCTTTCGTCAATCCGCAGCACTTACTTGCACATACCGTCGGTTTTAGCCGACATCTGGGCATACTCTTTTCCGCCACGCTTGCCTTCAGCATCAACGTTACCGTCGTTGCCACCAGCACCCTGCTTGGCGGGACCTTTGGACATGCCATCGGTCTTTGCGGATTCCTGAGTGTACTCAGAACCACGCTTTTCCATCGGGCTGATTGCTTTCATCGCAACTCCTTTCTAAAACAAATTGATATATACCACTAAAAAACTACTACGTCAACACCTAGGCCGATGGCGTAAATCGATTTACCTGCGGCGATCCATCCATCAGTAAGCCTTGGTCCGGTCCGGGTGTCGGTGGCGTGCCACCGGCTTGTGCTTGCCCATTTTGTTGGTTAGCCATCATCTGCGCTTGCTGTATCGCATTGGCTTCCATAACTTTGCGCTTAACTACGTCTTCGGGCGGCACAATGTCATCCGTATTCATGTCTAGGCGTTTAGCGGCCTGTCGTAGCAATTCTGCTACACCTTCCATGCCTATGACCTGCTGGGCAATCGGAGAGTTCAAAGCAATACCTAGGAATTCGTTCTGGCGCTGCTGGATGGCTTCTTTTTCCATCAGGCTTGCCGCCCCTAAGGCTTGGATGTTTACGTCGCCTTTCAGGTCCGGATCGTCGCTGTAACGCATATTGTAGTAGTACAACCGGTCAATAAGCGGCTTAATTACGTGCTCGTCTATGTTAGCAATCACTTGCTTGATCGACTTTCCGGCGTTCGTCATAAGCATCGACATTCCAGAAGCCGTTCGGCCTGCGCCGCCCGAAGGGTTGCCCCCAGTCATATATCGGGGGATACCCGTATATTCGTCCGCAAGAACCGCAAATTTCTCGTACACCGCCATGAGCTCTGACGCTCTCGAGTCGGGCTGGAAAAATTCCACAGGTCTTGCATTGCCGTTTAGCGGATCGCTCGTGACTTGCCAAATTTTCCATGGGAATAGTTGAGTAATGTTTTCGCCTTGAGGTAATCGGTCGATGTTATACACGACTTGCGGCCCCGACGCTAGGCTCATATTGTTAACAAGCGCACGCGCCACGGCATTACACATGGACTGACTATCTCGACATAGATCGGCTACCGAGTTCCCCCAGAACGCCCCGGGGACTTCTTCGTAAGACGTTTTGTAATACGGCTTCCTGCCGAGCGGGTCTGGGTTGATGACTGCTTTGATGATCCAGCGCCCAATGAGCCACGCTTCGATCGGGTACTCTGCGAGGGGGTCGGGGACTTCTTCTTCCGTGAGGCCCCAGTCGCGGAGGAGTTGCCCTTGGACGCTGCCCCAGAATTGGAGCGCGTCGATAAGTTCTGAGGGGTTTTGCCCGGCTGCAACCGTGCTTTTACCTTCTGCAGCAGCTTTTGTAAGATCGACATAAATCCAGTCACGTAAACCTCCTTTACCATATTCCTCAAGCACGGCACGGATAGCACCGTCACTATATCCCTCAACTCCCAGCATCCCGACTAAATCAGCACGCTGTAAGCGATGGCGTTCGATTAAATATCCGTCATCGATATGGGTTGCATCCGGAGCGGGGTAAATATTAAACGGATCAACACGCTCCCACTCCAACGATAATTCGTTCTGCACCCGTAGTTCGTACGTATCGCCAACAGGTACCCAGTTCATGTGGGGCTTAGACCGCACAACCGGCCCTTTAATAATTGCGCACGGGAACGTTACTAAGTCGTCAATAAACTGGGCAAATGCCGTTGTCCACTGCCCGTCTAGCAACTGGCTGTGCATTTTCTTTTCCATCCGGCTGGCATCTTCTTTCGCCAGCGCAGTGAGCTCGCCCATCGCTTGGTCTTTAAAATCAAGCAAAATCTGCCGCACTTCTTGGTCGGTAGGATTAACACCAGACTGCATAAACGCCATCAGCTTCTGCTGTGCCTGCTGCATCAGCCCTTGCAGGACTGGAGGCGGCATTTCAGGGATGGGGTTAGGTTTAAGTGACCAAGGCTTGTCGTTTGAATCCGTAAGCAGTACGTCCCGCAACCAACTCGATGCCGCACGGCACTTGTTGGAAGTTAACATCATATAAATCAAACTAGAATTTTGTTCACGCAACTGCACCAGCAAATCAGGATCGTATTCTCCACGACGCTGCCGCACGCTTTTTAGCATGCGCTGCTCGATCGTCATTTCTTTAGAAAACCGGGAGTAGTACCATTTCTGTTTAATATACGCAGCCAGATTTTGAATAACAGGCTCAGAATTAGCACGATTAGCAGCTTCGCGCTGCTCTTCCATCAGTTGTTTTACAGATTTAACGGGTACAATACCACCGATGTTTGTCACACCGGGGGCTGTGTCAGAGGTAATATTTATGCCTTGTTCCATACCGCCTTATAACTCCTCTTACCCATAAAGTCAATGATTTACACCCAAGCGTAAGAAATTTTCTGAATTTCGCGTGCTTTGGGGGCTAGGACATCGCCGGTCAAATTCCCATCGGCGTGGAGACATGCGTACTGATGCGCATCTGCTACGTGAGAATACTCGTTTTTTTCCGGTTTGTCATCTACTTGACCGCTAGTCTTGATTTTATACCGATATCCGCCCCTCAGCGCGTTAATCAAGTGCCGAGCCCCCGGATCAATTAAATGCGCCGGTTTGCCGTCTGCCATGGTCGTCAGCATCTTATCAACGGCGTTTATTCGAGCCACTATGCTATTGGTCTTAGCCGGTATAACCCTAAAGCCTTCCTGCTTCAGGATGTCAAAAACGCTACGCTCGTCTGTCTGGGCACGCTGCTGCCCCGCTGGGTCCCCAATCACGATAACCGGCATACCTGGGAATCGGTTCGCCAGCAGGGGTTTTAATTTCTCCCTGAGAAACCGTAGGGTCCCCATACCTTCCGATACAAGGTCTGCAAACGTAAGAAACCGCCCCTGTGGGTCCATCTGGTTTATTGTGCATGCCGGTGTCAGTCCAAAGTCCATCCCTATAATCAGGGGGTGGGTTGATAACTTTATATAATTAAGAGTATTTTTTGCGACGTGAATATCACGGTCGAACGCCCTAAATACGGGCTGTCCTGACAGGGATTTGCCAAATTTAGCGTGGATATACACATCGACCCAGTCCTCAGATTTACCTTCAGCCAGGTTTTCGTAGTAGTCCTCGGGGAGGAACTCAAGCCAGTCGGCTTCAGCAGATAGTCCAGATGGTTGAAAAAAACATTGCGCATTAGCCGGGGGCTCCGATAAGTAGGTCTCCCAGAACGTATCCATATCCGGCGGGTTGGTCATCCCCCATATGTGCGCGTTAGATTTGCCATTATCAGTAACACAGCCAACACTATTATCAAGTTTCGATGGATATCGCCCAAGACGACCTTGGAGAGCATTGAAGATATCAGGATTAATTTCCCTAAACTCGTCAAGAATACCAAAAGACGCTTGGAGAGATAAGAGCCTACGGACGTCGTCAGAGTCGTCCAACCCTCGGAATAGTATTTCGCATTCAACATCGTCAAACCTCAATATAAATTTATATTCCGATTTCAGATAACTGCCCGCCTGACCATCAGGATACCACCGAAGTACGTCCGGTATGCTGGTATCTCGCAATTGTTCGCGCGTATTACGCACCCATATGGCACGGGATCTGCGCACTCCATCCCTACATGGGGCCATTTGTTTGGCGTGGTAGGCGATTTTCATTATCCCAGCGGTCGTTTTTGTGCTTCCAACTGGTCCAACAATCAAGGAAATGAACGATTCGCTGCGTAAAAACCCTCGAACGCTGTCCGGCGGTGTGTATGTTAGATTCATCGTAAATAGGGCATTTCAGCCCGTTTTTGCCTCGTTTTCGATTT